TTATGTAAGTTGTATAAGAACTTTTCTTGTTTTGTCATTCTTCTGAAATCTTGTGCAGTTGGTGTTGCTCTTTCTGAACTAAATTTATTTGTATCTAAAGGTGCTGATGCAGGTGCTTCTGCTAGCTCAGTTTTTAGTTTATCATTTTCAGCTTTTAACTTTGTTAATTCATCTTCTGCTGAGAACTCAACTACTTCTGTAGTCTTAATAGATTTTGGATTAGTAGAAGGCTCTTCAGTTACTTCAGCCATTTCTTCAACCTCATCATCTCCTCCGTCTTTATCTCTTTTAAGATCAGCTACTGCATCTTCTAAGTTTTGGATTCTTTTCTCCATTCCTGCCCAATCTTCAACGTCAGCTTCTTTCCCATCATCTTCAGCCATTTCTTCTTCAACTACTTCTTCTTCAGTTTCGCTTTCGATAACTTCAGCAACGATACCTTCTTCCTCTACTCTGAAAGTAACTCCTGTATCGGTTTTATAACTTCCGATTGGCAATAAAATTGTCGTCCCATCCTCAACAAGAACAGATACGTCAACTCCTGCCTCTAATTCTTCAGCTGTTGAAACGAAAATAGTACCTCCATCTTCTGATTTTGACTGCCAAGCCAATTTCACCTTCGCATCTAAGCCAAGTGCTACCAATATTTGTTCTTTTAAATCCATAGTTTTGTTTTTAGTTCTATATATAATAGAAAGATTAGTTACTTGTTTGATTTTGTGATTATTTCGTTTAGTGCTTTAAGTATTTCTTTATCTGTTGGTTCTTGCTTTTTCTTTTGCATAGATTCATACTTTGAGGTGAAAAAACCCTCAATAGATAAACCTTTAATATCCCCTGACTTCACCTTTTCCCATAAATCCGAGTTGGTTATGGACATTTTGACCATCCAAGTTCCTTTCGGCAAATTATAACCATAAAGACTAGACTTATCTAATTTAGGGTCTTCTATAATCCAAGATTCAACTGTTAAAACGCCTGAAACTCTATCTTGGTGTTGGTAGGTTGCTTTGTGGTGGTTGTTATTTTTCAAGTAACTATAAGCACATTTCTTAACTGTATCTTTACTGAAGTAAACATAGTAGTCAGAATCAGTATCAGCATCATATCTATAGATAGACTTTAGAGGGATAAGTGCGGGAGAAATTATCTCCTGTTTTTCTGTGTCTATCTTAGCTAGAGTTAGGTTGTTTTTAGCCTTACTCATATAGACCATATTTTCTTCTATCGCAGGAGCTGACACAAGACTTATAGCATCAATTGCCAAAGATTCATTTGAGTCATCGATGACAAGCTCAACTATTGCTGTAGTCTTGTCATAATAGTCTTTATTATCTTCTTCACATTCAGCTTTTGTATCGTATTTACAAGAGCCTGTTTTTCCCCATTTATATTTTCCGTTTTCACATTCTTCGCAAGGCATAGTTTATTCTTTTATATATAATAGATTTTTAGTTAGTTTATTTGATTTTTAAATAGTAGCTCTACGTCTTATATTTGCTAATTGATTTTGGCTGTTTGTCATTTCATCAGTTACTACATACGCCCTAGTTGGTTCAGGTGCTACTCCTCCCGTAATATCAAAAGCCCCTGACATCATTTGTGGTGCAGGTGCACTTGAAGATGGTGTTGCTCCGCCACCTCCTCCACCTCCTGAAGTTGGATTTGTAGAAAGTATTTTTGCTACTGCTGCTGCTCCCATCACTCCTGTTAATCCTGCTTGTATTGTGTTAAATGGTGGAGGAAGTTTCATTGCTTGCATTATAGCTGCTTGAGTATTGTAGATAGTTTCAGCTACTCCAATAGCTTTAGCCATTGCAGAACCTTCTTTAGCTAGACTTTTTGCTGAAGAAAACCCCATAGCTATAGTGTCTTTTTTAGTTTTTTCAACTAATTTATCAAGTGTTTCTTTCTTTTTAGCTAGTTTTTCTTCTTCCTTTATTTTAGAATCCGCTACTAATTTAGCATCAGCAATTTCTTTCTTTACTTTTAAATCTGCCGCATCATCTATTTCTTTTTGCTCAGCTTTTTTATCTGCTGCAATCTCATTTGTTAAAGTTTCCATTTCTGTAGCTAACCTTTTCTGAGTTTGGAAAGATTGTGTTTGTAAATCAATTAATTCAACTTCTAATGCTGCTAGCTCGTCTAAATCTTCTGCCATATTTTCAGATAAAGCCATTGTTTCTTTTTGCACTTTTATTTTTCTTCTTTGCATTTCTAAAACATTTTCAGTAGTTTTTAATTCTAAATCATTTGCTTTTTGTACTGCTGCAAGTCTTTCTTCTGCTGTTTTACTTTCATCTAAAGCGTCTAGTCTAGCTTTTTGAATATCCTGTCTTGTTTGTGCCCTTACTTTGCTAAATTCTCTTTCTTCATCTATTAACTCTTGCACCATTCCTTTTAAACGCATAGCAGCTGCAGCTTCATTATTCATCTCAGTTCCAATATCCTTTATTCCTTTCATAAAAGATTTTTGCTGTTCTACATCCATCCCTGTACCTACTTGGATTAATGCTTGCCCATATTCTAAAGCCCCTTCTTTTACGCCTTCCCAATCAAACTTTAAAGCTGATTCCATTAATTTTCCTGCTGCTTTGAATCCATCTACCATTCCTGTAAGTCTATTCATTAAATTATCTTTAATGAACTCCCATAAATCTGTGATAGCTTGTTTAGGGTCGCTAAATGCACTCACAGCAGTTTCTCCAACACTAGAAAATAAGTCGGTAACAACACTTACTACAGCCCCAACTCCTGCCATAGCCCTTTCAAGCATTTCAGCACCCCTTTTAGTATTTGTAAAATAAGATACAAGAGAAGCAATAAGAACGACAAAAGCTCCTATTCCTGTGGATATTAATCCCGACTTTATTGAGCCGAACATTCCTTTTGCCGTAACTGCTGCTGAAGCGAATCCTGCCTTTACTCCATTCAAAGAAACTCCCATTATTTTAAATTCTGAAGCCGCATTTGAAGCATCTTTTTTTACTTCTCCAAGATTTGACTTAACCTCCATTTCTAATACTTCCTTTGCCATAGTTTTATTTTTTAAAGTGCGACTCCTGTTTTAATTTGTGTTAATCTAATACTGCAAACCCATTCAATCGTTACGCCTGCTGCTCCTCTAACTCCAATATAGAAGTCAGTTCCTGAAACATTACCTGATGTTCTCCAAAGCGTTACTGTACCTGAACTCTTAATGTTATCTCTTTCACTATTTACACTTAGTACTCCTGACTTATTAATAACTACACCCCTTTGAACAAAACTAGCATAATCACCTGTTGTTCCTGTTCCTGTTCCACCAACTCTAACTGCTAAACAGTCTGCGTGAAAATACATTGCAGTATTGTCAGGAATTGAAAAGTAATTAGCAGAAATGTTGTTCAAGTTACTAGCAGTAGTATTACCATTTGTAGTTTTCTTCCCATAGATGACTTCGATAGACTGGCGTTCACCTAAATTGTCGCTTGGTGCGTTACCGCCTAATACTTTAGAATTGTCTGCTGTAGCCTCTCCTAAAGTACCTGAAACATTAGCGTTGTTTATTCCGTTTGCTATTTCGTTCTGATTCCCCGTTATAATACTATTTCGTGAGAACCCTTTTACAGAATTATTCTCTCCCATTATTATAGTATTGTTCGTTCCCGTTTCAGTTGAGTTTCCTGCTCCGAAAGTCTTGTTGTTTTCATTTGCAAACCCTGTATTAAGACTTGTACTGTAACGTGATATTGAACAAGTACCTGTTGCTCTGTTGTAAGTATATCCGTAAGCCTCACATTGTGATTGATTAGGTTCAATATCATTTGTTCCGTCTGTAAACGTAACAACTCCAATTTCTGAAACTGATAAAGGTTTGACAATAAATCCTGTAATATATGGTATTGTATCTCTTGGCATTATGGTATAAGTATAAATTCAACTGTTGCTAAATCGTTTGGCTTGTAGTCTATCTTGTTACATCTAAAGACTCTATTTTTAATCATAACTCTGTCGTTAAACTTGAATGTATTAATGTCAGCAGGAGTAAGATTGACTTTAATAGTCATTGTCCTAGTATTGATATTATAAAGCTCTGAGTAATAAGGAAGCCAATATAAATTAAACAAGTTGTTAAGTGTTCCTGCTCCAACTCCGGGTAGTAATTGATTCCAACCAAAATTAAAGTCTATTGATGTTGAAGTAGCAGGTACTTCTGATAAATGACTAAACTGTAAGAAGTTAGTTTCATTAGCACTTGTACCTCCATTTTGTGCAGGGATATAATAAGAAGCTCCTGTAGATTTTATTCCATTATTATACATTATTCTAGGACTGTTATCAAAGCCTTCAGAAGTTTCATCTGACGGATTGTAAGAATAAATAGCAGGAGTTATGAATTGTGGAAATTGACTCATTAAAGGCTTGACAACTGTTGCTGCAAAAGGTTCTGCAACTATCTTGTCTTCTCCGTCCAATATGTTAAATTCATTAGTAGCGTCAAACTTTTTACTTCCGTATAAATGACCACCAACTAAATTCTTATAGTTATTAAATGAAAAATCGTCTTCATCTTCAACAAATTTAAACATTGTCTTTTTGTTTAAATCTGTTAAAGGCTCTAATTTCATTTCTGAAACATCTACCTTTTCAGTCCAATTATGTATAACCCCCCTATCAGCTAGAGTTATTCCTTTAAGTGGAACTGAAGCCGTAGGTGTTGGCATAAAGACATTAACGTAAGGCTCTATTACAATATTGTTAGGATTATTTTCATCAGGAATAGTTACTAAATTGAACATAGTCATCAACCCTTTTATAAATTCCCATTGTCCTAGTTCTCCTCTTAGTGTTTGCAATATGACATCAGTAGTTATACTTAATATACTTTTTTGAACAGTTACATTAGCAGTAACATTTCCTGCTCCTGAATAATTTTGCACAATACCATTTGTTGTATCACTAGAAAATTGTGCTTCTAATGTATCTCCTATTTGTAATATTGGATTTATTACACCACTAAAATTATAGACTACGCCTGCTCCACCTGTAGACTGCATTGTTAATGGATTAATTTCTTCTGTAAACCCTGTTGCAGCTCTTGTAAGTAACCATCTAGCACTATATTCAGAGTTAGTAATAGCTACTAATATTTGATAATAATAACTAATATTATATTGAACATTATTTGTAGTTGCAGTAAATTTATTAGTTGTATTATTATAATCTACTTGAGTGAAATCACTAGTCAAAGCTAAATTCCCAAAACTTCCATTAGGAGCAAAATTTGTAGCAGTAGTTATTTCATAGAATCCATTAACAATGTTATTTACAGTTACAGGAGAATTATCAGAACCCCAATTAAAGTCCATATATAACTTTTTAAAGTCATCTGTATCAAAGAAGTCTGATGAGTAAGTAAAAGGTGTTGCTTCAAATATCCTATCTATTATGTACTTGATATTAATGAAGGGTCTGAATGCAGTTTCTAAAGAAGGAAGTTCAGGGTTTCCTATTGTTGCACTATTACCACCATTAGAACCTCCTAAGAACCATTGCTTGTTCCAATCTACAAAAGGGTATTTAACTGTTGAGTTAGCATCCCTAAACCCTGAAGTACTTGGATTCAAATAAGTTATTCCTGATGAAGGGCTATCATTCCAACTAGCTGTAATTTGTATTTTATTGTAATCGTGTTGTAATTCACTAAAGTCTAAAGCTCTAAAGTCTAAATCTTTAAGGAAGTCTGCCAAAGCTATTACTTCTGAATACAAGTTCACGTTATAACTTATCTCTCCGTTCTTATCCGTTATATCTAGCATTCTAAGATAACCATCAAAAAGAGTAAATCCGTCTTGCTTTAATACGCACTTTGTTTTTCTGTATGGATTGAAAAAAGGACTTCCTCCTGGTAAGTGTCTAGTTACTTCAAACACTTGGTCAAATATCCTGTTGTTTCTCTTTGTTGCAGGAAGGTTAAAAGCCTTAGAATAAGACTGTACTTTCTCAGCTACATTTTTGAAGTCATCTACGCTTAATGTCAAAGGCAAGTCTTCATCTTCATAAAGGTCTACAATTACTTGTCCGTTGTCTAATATACTTGTATCTCCTGAAGGAATAGCTCCTATTAATGGTTGTACTGAAATATTGCTAATTGTTAAGTCTTCAGCAGCAGTTGAGTAGTACGCCATCATATAAGTCATTTCAGTATTCGTTGCGGTGAATATTTTTGAAATTGAAGTTGTTGCTGTACTGAAAGTAGTTACACTTCCTTGAGGTACTAATCCATCAAAGAATCTATTTGTAAGAGAACCATTTGCTGCTTGAGTTCCTATGTTAATTACAACTTTATATTGTTGCCCTACAACTAAATTAGTTATTTTCTGATAGATACCTGTCGGTTCACTTGAACCATTACCTAAAGAATTTAAAACAACATCTGCTAAAGTAACTGTAGGATATGCTGAAGCACCTACTCTGTAACGATACCACGCATTGTAAACTGTTGGAGGTGCACTTGTTACTGTATCAATGTAAGGCGTTCCTGATGTACTTGTGTAAGTTCCTGAAGTATTTAAGTTAGTAAAGCTAATACCATTTACAATAACTTCAGTAGGTGAACTAGAAATAGTATTAAATTGACCTCCATAACTTTGAGGATGTAGTATTAATTGAATACTCATTATACTGATTGTGTTCTTAGTGTCTTACTCTTTTCTACTTCAAAAGTGTACTGTATAAGTTTATCATTCGCTACTGTCTTTTTAGTATGACTTGAAGTTGAAAGTCTTACAGGTACTACATATTGATTAAGCATTGAAAAGCTTTGGTCTACTCGAAAGCCTTCTAATATATACACTTCAGGACTATTTATAAGTTCTTCAAACCATTCTGATTCTGCTTCATTTACAAAGTCTGTATTCATTTTAATTTTTTCTGTAGCGTTTACTCTAAAAGCTTTTTTCCCACCTCTATAACCACTAGGTAAATATTTGCTTTCATTCCAATTTCCTGCAAGCTGTTCGTATGTACTTCCTTTTGTTGAAATAGTCTTAGTAGACTTCATTGTAAAAGTATAGTAATCCCAAACCCCCCATTGATTAAGCCAAGTAAGTCTTATAGGTTCGTAGCCTTTAAGAGTAGGACAGTTTATATTGATAGTATATGTATCTGAAATTGACGCATTTGAACTATTAAAAGCTTGAACTGTATAATAAGATAAAGTAGAAATTGCTGCTGCAAAAGTTGTACTCCAATTTTTTAAGTTAGCAGGAAAACAACCGAAATGCAATAATTGATTCTTAGTTGCTAAATCCCAAGTTGTGTTCCCTCCATTAGCATCAGTATTATCTACATTTTCTGTAGTAGTACTTCCTCCATCTGAAACATAAACCAATTTAATGTAATCTACAGTTGTATCTACTACATCTCCTGTTTTAGGTGTAGCCATAAAAGATAAAGTTCCGTAGTCATTTATATTAGCATACTGAGTAGTTGGTGCATTAGTTAGCAATTGATTACCTGTTGCTCCACCTCCTAATTGAAATATCTCTGTATTGAATCCAAAGTTTCCATCTGTATCTCTATTTATTACGTCTGTATATTTTAAGTAACCATTGATTAAAGTATATTGAACAGAGTCATCTTCAGCTCCTACTTGTGCTACTGTTCCTGTTGCTGTAGCTGAACCTTCTATTGTAAATCTTATCTTCAAATATCTAACTACATTATCGTTAAGAGAATACTTATCTACTAAATGTAATGGATGTGGTTTAATAGCAGTAGTTGGGTCTCCTTTAAATTCACTTCCTAAAGCTGCTAAGTTATCAGGACTAACAAAGCTTTCTAGTATAGGTCTAAGGTCAAACATTCCTGCTCCTGTATTGTTAGGAGTTGTCTTGAATGTTCCTACTATAGCTGTTGTTGTTGCTAAGTTAATATCTACTGTACTGATATGAACTTCAGCTACATAATTGACATTGAAGTAAGCACTTACTGTAGCTGCATCTAATGCTGTGAAAATTATTTCTGAACCTACTACTGATAGAGAATAAAGAGGTTCTTGTTCTATTGATAATGCCATTAGTTTATTTGTGTTATTGTTTCTTTCTTTAGTGTATTTAAAATATCTTCTTTTACGCTTCCTAGTAAGTCTTTTCCAAACTGTTTTAATCCTAGTCCTAATGGCTTTTGAAAGAACGCTAAACTCTTTATCCCTTCTCGTTTTATTTTCCTGCTTATAAGGTATGCAAATCCTGAAATAAATTGACCTGTATTTTTTGACCTTCCACGCTTAAATCCTTTTGGTTTTATTCCTTTTTTCTTAATCCATTTAGATAAAATATCAACAGGTGGACCTTTAGTTGTAAATCCTTTGCCGGGCGAATTTTCAGTTTTACCACTCCAACTTTTATAGCTTCTTTTTATTTTATTTCCACTTACACCCTTATCTAAAAACTGACCATAACTTGACATATAGAACTGAACTGTAAAACCATCAGCTGTTGTTATCACTTCAAACTTGATAGAGTTTTCTAACTTAGTATCTCCTCCTTTTTTATAATTAAGAGTTGTTTTAGATTGAGCTACTACTTGCTTTCCAAAGCTCTCTAAATATCTTTCTATGTTTTCAGTCTTCATAAATCAAATGTTATTTTCCAACCCTTCCAACCTATCTGTATTGTTAGCCTTCCTATCTTCCATTTCACTAGTAACCTGCACCTTTTGAAGTTACAGGAATAATGCAAGTACTAAAGTCATTCTGTACTAAGATCCCAATATTAAAAACAAATCCACAACATAAATTATCAAATCGTTCTGAGAAAGGCTCTAATGTGAATTGGTCTTGTGTAAAGTATATCGGTGTATTAATGTCGTTAGTCCCTTCTAAAGACTGCTGCTGACTATGTCTTAGCATTCCAATGAAGTCCGTACATATTTGTAGTGTTTCATTTAATACATCCTGCTCGTTACTTAAAGTCTTGTAAAGCTTTGGGAAGTTAGCTGATGCGTTGTTTAAAGTCCAATCTTCTTTTTCTGAAACCATATCCATAATGAAGATTTGGAAGTTGTAAATAAGCTGACTATCTCCTGTTGTTACAGATGTTGGATTAATATGTAGCAATGGAAACTTCTGCATCTTCTCCAAGTTGATGTCAAAAATATCACCTACTGAAGTTGTGCTGATTTGGTCGTGATACTCGCCTAAACGTAAAAGTGTATTAAGTACGTTATTATATGTCTTATTGTTAACCATTTCTTTTTACTTTATTTTGTGAGTTTAAATCTGTTTCATAACTAAGCCAAGTCAAACACTCTAATAGACTTAGCTTTGTAATTGTTTCTAAATTACTAATATTTTCTCCGCACAATCTGTGCATTACACCGAACCATCCCCATTTACTTGAAAAGTCTTCACTAGCTACTGCGTCTTCATTTCCTTCAGCCGCTCCATCAAATATGATGGCATAATCTCGGACAACACCTTCGCGAAAGTGTAAAAAAAAACCAATGCACTTTGCACTTGTTCAGCTGACATTTGTTTCATCTCCTCTGCTCTAAGCCGTATATCTCCATCATAAGCGTCTATGATATATATGTCGTTCTTCTTTAGCTTTACAGGACGATAGAGTACAGCCATTAATTCAGGAAGGCTTGAGTCTATTCCGTTCTTTATGAACTGCTCAATGTCTGCGTATTCTCCTAAACTAATACTATCTAAGTCAGGGTGGAATCCGTACTCAACACCATTAATCTCTATTATCCTTTTAAGCTTTGTATCTTGCTCTTGTTGTAACTCTCCTACCTTACTCATTATAGCTGCTACGTCTGAAAGAGATAACTCCTGAACCAACCGTTTAGGAATGTCTGACAAAGCTTCAATTGTCTTAGTAGCTTCTTCAGTCTTAGTACCTGTTTCAAAGTCAATTAATTGTAACCAAGTAGACAATGTAACATCTGCCCAACTATTGATTAGCTTGAATGTTTCTACTTTGCCTTCTTTTTTAATTTTAACTTTCATACAATATATAATAGAAATTAGTTGTTTTTAGTTTAACGATTTTTTTACTGAACGAAATACCTTCCTGCATTTGGATTGTCTAGGTGATAGATTACATTATATCTTATACCGTCAATTGCGTGGTTATAGTTATCTACATAAAGCTTAGAACCTTTATCTGCATAGACGTAGTTGTTTAACTCTTTAGCTATGTTAGTTGATTCAGGACTTACTATAAGCTGATAGTCTTGCATCCTAGTTATTCCACTTTCAATCGTTCCTTTCTTAACTGCTTTAATGTTTACTCCTAAGTGCTTTAAGTCTGCTATTAGTCTAGGCTCTGCTGAATCTGCTATGATTAATTTACTATCTACTTTGTCTAGTATTATCTGAGCTAGCTCTTGACTCTTTAAACCATTACGATAAAGGTGTTCTTTTAAGTATATCTTCTTATGCTTTTTGTCTATTGCTACTTCTGTTAATGAGTCAGGGTCTATTGAGAAACCAAAGTCCATTCCACAAGAAGTCTGTAAGTTATCAGGATTAAATTCGCCTATACTCCAGTTCTCAAATACAACACCTTCTGCTTTCGCTAACCAACCTCCTAAAATCTTATGCTGATACTTTTTAAAGTTATTATGCTTTATGCTCTTAATACGCTCTAGGAAGCTCTCAGAGAGATTTGTTTCATTATCTAGGTATGTACTATGTATATAGCATACATTGCCTTTAACACCATTAAAACCGCCTTCAACTCCTTTTTCTTCAAAAAACCTTTTGTAAATCCAATGTTCTTTAGTAACAGGATTCAATATCAAGATAACTCTATTCTGGATATTCTTTTCTCTAATACTTAGATCAATAGTGTCAAAGATGTTTTCATCTACAAGTTCTTCAGCCTCATCTAATACCCAAGTGCTAATACCTTGTAATGACTTGAGACTTGCTGTTTGATTACCTGCTGAAGTTTTAATACCTCTAAATAGAATATCTGATTTGTTTTTAGCATTAACTACTTCTGACTTATTGATATTAAAGGTTTCTTCAAATCCTAGTAGTCCTATCTTTTCTAAGAACTCAGGAATGATTGACAGGTGAGCTGATGTCATTGTAAACCTTGTAAATAAAACTCTTATACCTCTTGACATTGTAAGTAGAGTAAGAAAGACTGTAACTGCAAAAGACTTTCCTGAACCCCTACCTCCTGTTATAATAAAGTACCTAGCCTTTGAGTCAAATAAAGGATTATATTTCTTACTCAGTATCAGTGTCAATGAATGTAATTAAAGGAAGGTTAAGAGCTTTGTCGCCTGAAGTTAAATCTACTCTATTTGTTTCATTCATACCTAATATATTTTTAGCTGCGTGTATTACAACTGAAGGTACTTTATCTTTTATACATTCATAGAATTTAGACTTAACAAAATCCTGTGCTATTAATTCAATATCATTTACTGCTTGTGCAAATTCAGCATCTTCTTTTAACCACTTGTAGTAATTAGTTCTAGATAGGTCTGTTACTTTTAATGCAGTAGTTACCACACCTAGTGAACTTTCTAGTGCTTTTAACATTTGCTCCTTTGCTATTTTTGTTCTATTCTGTTCCATTATATATAATACTTTTTAATTCTTTTAGCATATTTTTTTTAAGTAAAGGTTCTGATACTCTCCAAGACTTTTGAATTGCTAAATGTTTTTCAAAGTCTTTATTACATTCTTTTATCTTATCTTGCAAGTCTTCATAACTCTCAACTATATAGTCTTCTACTTGTTCTTTGTAATAACTTAGTTCAGACTTATTGATTGTACTTCTGCAATTCACATCAAAGAACACTACATTATTACAAAACCCTGCTTCATACCATCTATTAGCTAGATTATTAAAAACTTTGTGAGTATGTTTGTCTTCTATATAAATTTGATATTTAAAAAGATTAAGAGTTTCTTTTTTTTCTTCCCAAGATAGTTTATTTATTAATTTTGCAGTACAACCTATGTGCCTATATTTTTTAAAGTTCTTAGAGGTCGTACTTAAATACAAATCTTCTTTAAGATACTCTTTACAGTATTCAGCTCTATCAAGTCTAAAAGTCCCATAGTAAACGCACTCATAACGTTTTTCTTTTACTTCATTAGGATTCTTTGAAAATAATAAGTTAAGGTTTAACATTATTTCACCTTCTTCTTCCCAATTTCTTATGTAAGTAACATTCTTATCGTTTAAGAAAGTATAGTTTGCTGATATTGCATATTCATTTAATATCCAAAAAAACTTTGCGTCTTTATTATTATCTGCAATTTGTTTCATTTGTTTAACAGGTGAATAATAATTAGAATAGAATATTATTATGACATCAAACTTTGAATCTAAGTGCTTGTTATATTCATTCTCGTTATATAAGAAAGTTGCATCTAAGTAATCAGAAATAATTAAAGTATTTCTAAAGTATGCATCTATTCTTTTTTTGAAGTATTGTTTTTTCAACCTTCTTTCATTACCAAATACAGCTATATTCATAAATGCAAAAGCTCTATAAATTTATTGTAACTTGTTTTACTGCTTTTTATGTTTATTTTCTTCTGTAGCTCTTCTAGTTGCTCTATATTGTCGCATTTTATAATAAAATTTACGTCTTCTTTGACATCTAATACTTCTACTATGTCTTCAACATCGTCTTCATTCTGCCAGACATCTAAACCCCATTCAGCAAGCTCTACACTATCCCATTCATTTGCTAGTATATCCCATTCCCATTCTCCGAACCCTACATTGTCTTTTACTATAAACTCTTTCTTTTGTTCTTCAGTCAATCCTTCTGCTATGTCTATCCATACTTCTGATAGTCCTGCTTCTTTACTAGCTTTAAGTCGCATATTACCACCTAAGACAATCATATCTTCATCAACTACAATAGGTCTAAGCTTTAACATCTCAGGAAATTCTTGTATTGATTTGACTAGCTTCTTAAACTTATCGTTTTTAATGATTCTAGGATTGCTTGGGTTTCCTTTTACTTTACTTATCTTAACTTGTTGCTTCATAGTATATAATAGAATTTTATTGTTTTTATTTTAATCAAAGGATTCATTTATTCCTCTTTCGCCTATTAGCTTTTCTTTTGCTCCTGCCCATAAGTTATCTCTGTTCTTACTTAGGCTTGGTTCTGTCCTTTGAAGTGTTGGGATTCCTTCTGTTGGTATGCTATCCATCCATAAACCGCACTCGCATTGAGCTTCCTTTGTTACCCATTCACCATCTCTATGCACTATTGTAGCTTTAGATAGTTCTCTAGTCTTTCCACATTCGCAAGTATATAGTGTCATCTCTTTAGTTTATCAAGTTCAAACTCTAAATGATTTATAGCTTTCTGTATGCACTCAATCGGACTAGCGTGCTTGCGTTCACTACGGAGCAAATATGAACAAGCCGTACCGACATTGTAAGAAAGTTCAAAGTCTTCAATGACTTTTCTAGCTTCTATCTTATAACGCTTTCCTATGTAGTAACTTGGTATTCTATTTTTTTTCATTAATTCTATCGTGTGCTAATCCTCCTGTTCTTGTTTCTACTTTGTCCATCTTCCAAAGAAATTTTTCTTTTGTTCTATTTTTTATTCTTGTTTCTATTATGCTCATAAGAATAACTATGCAGAAAAAGAT